AATAATCTATTTGGTATAAGAGTTTGGTCAAAAGACGGTATGTTACCATATAAACAGCCAGATCATATAGAATGGCGTGTAAGAGTCTTTAAAAACAAGTGCGAATCTGTTAAGTATTACATTGAAATTTTAAATACAAAACAAGTGTATACAGAATTCAGAAAAGCTAGGGATATGTCTTTTAATAGAGATCCCATTAAAATGGCAAAAGCATTAGATAGTTTTTCTACAAACAAAGAATATGAAAAACATGTTATTGAGGTTATAAATAAATTAAGAAATAATAAATGATAGAAGCAATATTACTTTTTAACATAGCTGTTTGGACATATTATACATATTTTTATTAAAATGATATTAAGTGAAAATTTTACATTAGATGAATTAACAAAATCACAAGAAGCTATAAGACTTGGAATTAAGAATAATCCAAGTGATGAACACATAACTAATTTAATGTGGCTATGTAAAAATATACTACAACCAATTCGTAATAATTTTAAAGTACCAGTGTCCGTGAGTTCTGGATATAGATCCGCGGCACTTTGTGAAGCTATAGGTTCTTCATCTAAAAGTCAGCATACCAAAGGACAAGCAGCAGATTTTGAAATATTTGGTATAGCTAACAAAGATTTAGCAGATTGGATAGTACAGAACCTTGATTATGATCAATGTATACTAGAGTTTTGGAATGAGAATGATCCTAATAGTGGATGGGTTCATTGTAGTTATTCAGTAAATGGTAATAGGAAGCAATACTTGAAGGCTCAAAAAATAGATGGTAAAATTGTCTATTCACCAATAGGCTAAAAATGGCAATATCTAGAGCACAATTACCAAAAGAAATGGATGGCAAGTTACGTGGTGCGCGAAAAGCGAAAAACGGACTTTGGGCAAATATTAATCGTAGAAAAAGATTAGGCATAAGTAGACCTAAATCTAAATCAACTATCTCTAAAGAAGCTTATGCTAATATGAAAAAAGGATTTCCTAAAAAGAAAGCTAAAGATGGAGACTTAATTGAAAAACAAGGTCCTATGGAAAAAGAAGGATATGCTATTGAACCACAAGTAAGAGGTTCTACTTCTTTTGATCAAAATATTGAAAAGCAAACAAAAGGAGCAAGTTTATATTTACATACACCTAGTTATGGAAGAGTAGGTGTTCATTACGATAAAGATACAGATAGATATTTAGATAGTTCTAAAGTAGATACAAAAAGAAAAGGAGTAAGTTATGATATTCAAAAAGATATTGGACCAGGAACACTTACTGCATCTACTTCTATGGGAACATCTGAAAATGAATATAGAAAAGGTAAAACTAAACAAGGAATGGTTTCTTATACAGTACCACTTGGTAAAGCAAAAGGTGGATCAGTTAGAGGGGCTAGAAAAGAATTAAGAGGAACTAAATTTAAAGGTATTTTTTAATGTCTGACGATAAAGAAACAGAAATTCAAAAAATGAAAAGACTGGGTACTAAAGAATACATCAGACAACTTAATGAAGCTAAGTCTAAAATGAAACAAGAAAAAGATTTTAATAAAACTGGGCAATATTCTTTTAAATTAGATCCAGAAACTAATAAAAAAGGTGGAGTAATTAAAAAGAAAGTTAATAAAATGTTAGCTGGAGGATTGCCAGATCCTAGCATGATTGTATCAACTATATCTACAGCTACACCACAAGATTATGTAAATTATAAAACAAATACTACTGGACAATCTTCTGCTCAACCAGATGAAGCTACTGGTTATAAAGCAGTTAAATTTGAAACAAAAGCACCAGAAAAAGTAGAGGAAAAAAGTAAAGGTGGATTAGTTTATACTAAACCTTTTCAAAAAAAATATTATGGAGGTCTTATATAAATGACTACATCTGGAACAACTACATTTGATTTATCTATTGATGAAGTTATTGAAGAATCCTATGAAAGAGTAGGTATTAGAACTAATTCTGGATATGATCTTAAATCAGCTAGAAGAAGTTTAAATATATTATTTTCAGAATGGGGTAATAGAGGAGTTCATTTATGGAGAGTAAAGTTATATGAACAAGCTTTAACAACAGGAACTGCTACTTATACCACTCCATCTGATTGTAGTGATGTTTTAGAAGCTTATGTTTCTAGTTCTGCTGGAGCTCCAGGAGAATCTACAAACGATCTATCATTAACTAAAATAGATAGATCTACTTACGCATCATTGCCTAATAAAGGACAAACTGGTCAGCCATCACAATATTATGTTAATAGACAAGTGCAACCTACAATTACTTTATATCAAGTACCAGATAGAATTCAGTATATTAGTTTAAAATATTATTACATTGCTAGAATTGAAGATGCTGGGGCATATACAAATAATGCAAATCTTCCATATAGATTTATACCATGTATGGTATCAGGACTTGCTTATTATTTAGCACAAAAGAAAATGCCAGAAAAAGTAGATATGTTAAAACTAGCTTATGAAGATGAAATGCAGAGAGCATTAAACGAAGATAGTCAAAGAACTAGTTTATACATTACACCACAAGTATATTTTCCAAGAGGTTGGTAGATGCCTGTATTTTCTAAAGGTAAAAGATCAATGGCAATATCTGATCGTTCAGGTATGCAATTTCCATATGTTGAAATGGTTAGAGAATGGAATGGCTCATGGGTACATTTTTCTGAATATGAACCAAAACAACCTCAATTAGAATTAAAATCACCAGGTGGCGATGCACAGGCCCTACAATTTGCTAGACCAGATGTTAGACCTGGAGGTGGTTGTGATGTATTATTAGATTTATACTATTGGCCAGGACAATATACTTCAAATGGTATGCAGCCAGGAATTAGTGGGGATATTATAAATGCCAATAGACAAGCAAATATATTTTTAGGAAAAGTAACTATAGCTATAACATAATATGACATATTCAGAATTAGTAACTAAAATTAGAAATTATACTGAAGTAGGATCTGAAGTATTAACATCTTCTGTAATAGATGGATTTATAAGAGATGCAGAACTTAGAATATTTAGAGAAACAGATGCTGATTATTCTAGAGAATATGCAACCTCTTCTTTTATGGCAAATAATAAATACTTAGCTTTACCTAATACTAATGTTTCATCTGGGACATCTACATCTAGAATAGCTTTAGTAGTTAGATCAGTAGTTGCAACAAATGGTTCTGGATCACAAGTATCATTAGAACCAAGAGATGACACATTTATAACAGAATATAATTCATCTGGAGAAGCAGGTTTTCCTAAATATTATTCAATGTTTAGAGAAAATTCTATTCAAGTAGCTCCAATACCAGCAAGTACTTATACAGTTACTTTAGATTATGTATATACACCTGATAATTTAAGTTCAACAAATACAACTACTTATATTAGTTTAAATGCTCCAGAATTATTATTATATGCTTGCCTAGTAGAAGCATATGCTTATTTAAAAGGACCTATGGATATGTACAAACTATACTTAGACAAGTATAATAGTGCATTACAAGGATTTGCGTTAGAACAAACTGGTAGAAGACGCAGAGACGAATTTCAGGATGGATCGTTACGAATCAAAGTACCGTCCCCATCCCCATAATAACTATAAGGAGTACAATATATGGCAATAACACAGGCAGTGTGCAACACATTCAAGTCAGAACTTTTAGGTGCTGTGCATGATTTCGATTCAGGTTCAGGACAAGTTTTTAAATTAGCACTTTACACATCAGCAGCTAGCTTATCAGCAGCAACTACAAGTTATGTAATTTCTGGTCAAGTTGCAGATACAGGAACATATGTAGCAGGTGGTGGAGCATTACAAAATCAACAAGTATCTCTTGATACTAGTGTTGGTATTGTTACATTCGCAGATTTATCTTTTACAGGAGTTACATTAACTGCAAGAGGAGCATTAATTTATAACACATCAGCTTCTAACAAAGCAGTTTGCGTATTAGATTTTGGTGCTGACAAAACTGCAACTTCAGGAACATTTACAATTCAATTTCCAGCATTTACAAGTTCATCAGCTATATTAAGAATCGCTTAATTTAAGGAGGGCCAAGTGGCAGATATAAAAAATATAATATCACCACTTGGCTTTGCCATTTTAGGAGAAATCTATTATGGCAAATAGTTGGGGTGAACTTAGTTGGGGAGATGGTTTTTACGGACTACAAAATAACGGTGGTGTAGTTCTATCAGGATTAGATTTATCTATAGCGCAAGGAGATCCTTATTCAGGAGAAAATAATGGATGGGGACAATTTACTTGGGGATTTAATGAGTGGGGAGATTTAACAAATCCTAATGTAGATGTAACAGGTATTCAATTAAATATATCTACTGGAAATGAAGAAGCTTACACAGACGTTACATTTACTTTATCTACAAATTTAATTAATACAACAGTAGGCACAGCAGTAGCTGGAGCAAGCGCTGAAGTATCTCCATTTGGAGTTTTAATTACATCAGTTGTTAATTCTGTATTTGCTGGAGAAGTTGTTGCTGTAGCAGTTACGACTCCTGGAACAGCTACTACGTGGGGACAATATGTGTGGGGAGAAGCAGCTTGGGGACAAATTAGTGGAACTATTGCACAAACTGGTGATGAAAATATTAGTATTGATAGTGTTATAAGTTTATCTACTAACTTATTAAATACAACTATTGGAACACTTTCTATCAAAGCAGATGCAAATGTTAATGCGAGTACTAATTTATTAAATACAACAGTTAATTCATTAATTGTTACACCAAATACAATAGTAGATTTAACTTCTCCTGGTAATTTACCTTGGGGTTCTGAAGCTTGGGGTTATGGAACTTGGGGTAATATTGGTGGATTAGATATTATTTTAGGAACAGATACAGTAGCTGTTCCAGGTGTAGAAGTTCAAGTTGTTGGTCAACAATTAAATACAACCATTGGAGTATTGTCCATTACAGGAACTGCAAATGTTCCAGTATCTAATGTATCAGCTAATATAAGTTTAGGAGAAGAATTTGCATATACTGATGTAACAGCTATACCTACTGGAGTTTTAATTACTTCAGTCGTTAATACAGTATATGCTTATGCTGAAACAATAGTCTCTCCTACAGGTGTACAAATGACTACTTATGCTGGTAATTTATTTATTAATGCTTGGGCTGTAGTAGATATTGGTATTACTAATAACTGGGCTGTGGTTGACATAGCGGCTTAATGAAACTAAAATTATACCATATTATTAAAATTTAATAAGGAATTCTTATGGCATCATCTTATTCTACAGACCTCAAACTTGAGTTGATGGTAACAGGGGAAAACTCTGGTACATGGGGCGATAAAACAAATACAAATTTAAATTTATTACAACAAGCTATTGCAGGTTATCAATCAATTGCTCTTACATCTACAAATACAACATTAGCAATGACTAATGCTACTATTTCTGATGCAAGAAACGCTGTTATAAAATTTACTGGAACTCTCTCTGCTAATTCTACAGTATATGTACAATCAGGAATTGAAAAAACATATATTGCAGATAATGCAACAACTGGAGCTTATACTTTAGCATTAAACCAAGTAGGTGGATCTTCTGTAATTTGGGGTGCCGCTGATAGAGGTCATAAAATAATTTATTTAGATGGAACAAACGCTAATGATGTAAATCTTGATTTATCTACAATACGATTACCTAATCAAAACGAAGTAAGATTTGGAGATGCTGATAATTCTAATTATGTTGCTTTAAAAGCAGGTTCAACAATTGCTACAGATTTAACACTTACCCTTCCTACCGCTGATGGTACAAATGGGCAAGCAATATTAACAAATGGTTCTGGAACATTAAGTTTTGGAGCAGCAGGTATAGGTGCTGGTAAAGCTATTGCTTTCGCACTTGTTTTCGGTTAAAATAAAAAAGGAGTAAATAAATATGGCAAATCCAAATATAGTAAACGTAACAGCGATATATGGTGTAACAACTATTGGAGCTCTTACTACTACTTTAACAACAGTATTACTTTCAAATGCTGCATCTTCAGGTGCTGTAAATAAAGTTGAAGGTATTTTAATTTCAAACGTTAACGCAACACTAAATGCTAGCGTTACAATTTCTATAGCTCCTACAGCAGCAGGGACAGGAACTTCTAGAGCAATTGCTTCTACAATAAACGTTCCAGCTTTATCGAGCTTACAACTTATAGATAAGAATGGTACTTTTTATTTAAACGAAAACACTTCTATTATTGGTGGTGCAAGTACTACTCCAATCTTAGAATACGTTATAAGTTACGAAAACATAAGTTAGGAGTTTTTTAGTATGGCTTTTTTTGCTGAACTAAACGCTCAAAATAAAGTTTTAAGAGTCATGGTTGTTGGTGACGAGCATGTTGCTT